ATCTGACACATCTGCATTTTTGATCTGCGATGCGTCGCGTGGACGGGCGACCTGACTGCTGTCATAGTTGGTTATTTGATGCTTTTGAACAGGCTTGACATCGTTCATGCCTCCTGGTAACGTGTCGATTGAATTTGAAGATTTAAATGTCGCCTTTAGCATCGCCATCGCCATCGCCATGGATTGCTCGGAAGTGCCTACATCGTCTGAGACCAGCCACGATCCTATTGCAATGCTCATGATAAGATCGTCATGCGAGTCTTTTGAAGCTGCAGCTTTGCTACCATGCCAAACAAAAGCCTGTAGTTGATCGTAAAGCCGTTGTGAACGCGTCTTTAAAATATCATTCCTTATCAGCTCCTCCAGTTTTGTGAGGACCTGATTTCTTGATTTTTGTGAAGTAATGAAACCTGGCGTTGTTTCGGGATCTATTGGCCTATATGCAAACATATCACCGTTGCTGTTCGGGTAGTACAGAGTCGGATATTTCATGTCTCGTAGTTTGACGCATGTGAAATATCCAAAAGTATTTTGCTCAGGACAGATGAGAGCATCATTATAAAGATGACCGTATTCAGCCAACAGGTCAGCTAATTTATCAGGAGGTGTCTTACCCATGAACTCTACGGCTACTTCTTTAGTATCGTAGTCAATGACATGAAACGCAGAAAAGTCAGAAGCGTCACCACGGGAGACATCTGCTGAAATGATGTATTTCTGTCCTGGTATTGGTTTTTGCCACGTCCAAATACCATTCTGCGGACCTGTTTTTTCAAGAGGCTGTCTGATAGAATCATACACCTTTTCTAATTCGCTAGGCTGCAAAAACGTGTCGCCAGAAGATATGAAGTCACAATTAAACTCTTGTGCAATCTTTCGCTTTGGAAGACTACGCGACTCCTTGTCGAACCATTCCTGATCGTGATCAGGATGCACCCACCATGGCAATTTGATAGGATGGAAGTTATTGACACCAGCCTCAGCACCGACCCATAATTTATAATATTGTCCACCTACACCGTTCGGCGTAGATAACAATATCGCAGAACCACCTGTTGACAATGTTGGATAAAGACCTGTCCAGATCTCATCGAAATCCCGAATCCAGGCTGCCTCATCGATGATAAGAAGTGCTAGCGCTTCGGAGCGGCCTGCGTCGGGAGACGTTGGGATCGCAGTTATCGTAGATCCATTGGTGAATTTAATGGATTGCTTTGTGGGTTCAAATTTTGTCAACAACAACCACGGAGGCAACGAATCCAACATCGTCTTCACCTTCTTGATGAAGTTCATGGCTGTCGGTAACTTAGTTGCAATGACGAGGATATTTTTATCCTTCTTAAAAAGAGCCATCCACAGTGCATAGGCAGCTGTCACTGTCGACAGACCTAGCTGGCGTGACTTCAACACAATGCTGAATCGATGTTCCTCAAAAGATTTTAGGCAATCATCCTGAAAATCATAGGTGTCAAATGGAATCAAGCCCTGAACCGGGTGTTGAATCTTTGCGTAGTTATTAATAAAATACGATGGATTCTTGCCACACTTCAGTATCTCGGCCACTTGGCCCTGTCGTGTTAGCGGCGATCCCATTATGCAACTTCTAACGAAGTCTTTCGCCTATAGTATGCAGTCCTCTTAGGGTTGTGAACATTGAAATTTATTATTTCGATGGAGTCTACGCTGCTCACTTCTTTCACCTTCAATGTCGATCCTGAGATCTCTTTATAGGCCTTCTTGACGGCGGCTACGTGAGCAGCAATGATACTTTGCGATTCTTCGGCGTAGCTTCTCTTCATGAGAATCATCTCTTTTTCTGAAGCAAAATTGACAATGGCTTGATAAGAAGCCATTAATCCACTGCCAGTCAAAGTGAATTTTACGGAGTATGAAGCTGTCCGCGGAGTCGAAGATCTTCCCCAGGTTGTGTCTATTGCCTGCCCGAGAGCTGCTAAGTTAATTTCTTCCATCGTTTCCTCGCGGGATTAAATAGGCACATCATGGTGAGGATGACAGAATACTCATGTATTTTTCAACTTCATCTTTGGTGGGTCTCCCACCTGCAAGCCATCTTTCTACATTCTGATAAGCCCAAGCTGAAGCGCACCTGTCACAACATCCAAACTTTTGATGCGATAATTCGTCATATTGAGATTTCATCATGCAGTCACAGACCTCGCAGAACAAGGGGACACCTTTGACCGGCGTTTCTGATTTGATGACAAAAAATCCTTCAGGATGTTCTGCGACAAGTCTGTCATTTGGATAGGGTTGCCATTTCATGTATGCCTCACAGCTGCGTCTTTTTCATTCTTCAAAATATCGATGATGTGATCAGCGGAATCCTTGATTCCGTCTACATGGGTGATGACGATGACAGTTTTAAAGTACTTCTTTAGAGAAATCAGAAGTCTATTGCATGCCTCAACGCCTGAACTATCCAAAGTACCGAATCCTTCGTCAATGATGAAGATGTCTGATCTAGGCAAAGATGATATGTTGATCATTGCGACCCTTAGCGCTATCGAAGCAATCGTCTTCTCCATGCCACTCGCAAGTTCAATAATTCTCCGAGAATCTCCATAGTCAATGTATATCTCAAGGGCATCTGTCGATTCATCACTTTCTAACTCTATCGTAAAATCTACTATGCCATGAAGAATTTTTGAGACTTCAATGTTGACAAGCGGTAACTGAGACTTCATGATGGTGAGTGGTATCCCACGTTTTGAAAAAGCAGATGAGACGAGCTCTTGAACGTGCATCTTATTGAGTATCACTGACCTCAACATCTTTTCTTCTGCAACTTTTTCAGCATAAGCTGCCAGCGTACCACGACGAGTTACGGCCGTCAATCTTAAAGCGTCTGTTCTCCTGATGACATCAGATAAATCTTCTATTTTATTTCTTATAGAAACCACTTCTATATTTTCGTCATTTTTTAAAGCGTCATCCAGAAGTCGTAGTTGTGCCTCTGCCTCTAAGAGTGAGGATGATGTCGATGCAATCGACGATCGAAGCTTTTCAATACGAGTCTCTTTGCTTGCTATCTCAAGCATTATCTTTGATGCCAGGTCAGTCGCCTTTTCATGGCGTGTTATCTTCTCAGATAACATCGAATCATTCGCAAGTTCTGCAGATTTTTCTGCAGCCTGCAGCGCAGCCGCAGCAGAGACGACCTTGTTGGATTGCTCTGACATTTTTGTCTTGTCTTCGTGTGCATCTTTTATGAATTTGCATGTCGGATAATCATCGCCGCAAGGAACCTCACTCAAAATTTGAAGTGACTTTTTCTGCTGCTTTAGAAGGGTGCCCTCTCTGTCAAGGAGATGCCTTAATTTTAGAATCGAATCATCAAATACTCTCTGAGCGTCTCGACGACGCTTCATATCGTTGATATCGTTGACATCAATTATTTTGTTGATGTCTGATAACTTCAGCCGCATTGACTCGATAGAAGTTGATAACTCTGACATGCTTTCAACTAGTGATTCATGCGTGTCACGAAAAGATGTTACCCGTGCCCTTTGCATGATGACATCAGCCTGTGTCACAGGTGTCACGTCACGATGAGACAAATCAGAACGAAGCAGATTTAACTTTATCTGAGTGTCTGACATCGTGTCGCTAAAATTCTTTATTTCAGCATCGAGCAATCGAAGCTCATCCTTTGAGGAAGATGTCATGGCATCCCAGTCTCTCTCAGGAAAATTTCGCAATTGTGACTTGAGAGCATTAAGCTCCTTGTTCGCAACTTCATACATCTTGTCGAAGATGTCAAGATCAAGAAAACGAGAAACTATTGCTCGACGCTTTGAAGAACCCTGGAGGATGAACTGACTCGTCTCACCCTGTGCTGACAAGGAAGTCATCAAAAAATCATCGGCGGAACCAATTAAATTTCTTACCGTCTTCTCAGTATCGTTTCTTTGCTCACCACACAGATCATCAAACTCACCATCCTCGCGCATCCTGAAAAGATTGAGAGATGTGGCAGCAGAAACAATGCCACGCTTGTTCGTAGACTTAGTCGTCTGCCTCTCCATTGCATATGTAATGCCGTTATGAGTGATGACAGCTCTTGTGTAGCAGTGAGGCTTTCTGACATTACAAACATAAATATTCTTCATCGGACCACGGTCCGTGGTGTTGAAGAGTGAGTACATCATCGTGCCAACGATCGATGATTTACCTGTCCTATTCGCGCCAAAGATACCAACAATACCACGAAGTTTGTCGAAGTCTATCGCATTATTTTCGCCGTATGCAAAAGTGTTGTCCCATTTGAGTTGATTTAGAGACCACTTCGATCCTCTGACAACATAGTCATCTTCAGTCACAGCTGACAGGCATTGTTTAATCTGATCTGATGCAGCTGCAGTCTCTTCCTGAGTTAACTCAGCATCTTCTTTGAAGTCATTGAAGAACTTAAGCAACACATCGGCTGACCTCAGGTCAGATTTGGTTATAGACTCGCCGTCAGTGATGATTTCTTTTGTAGAGATAAAATCGTCAGATTTATACGTAACCTCCAGCGCCGACATTGAAGTTTTCAATGACTCAGAGATGCTGTGCATCTCATCCTGACGAAGGTGTGACTGTGACCTGATCCTGAACCTGCTTCCTACAGGATATTTCTTAGCAAGTTGTAGTGTTGTCTCAACATCATCTACCCAGTCTATGGTGACAAACGGTTTTTCGTTGGGTAATTGTCTGAACGAGACATCCCAGTCATTTTGATCTCGTATGTCCCACAACAGATATCCATGATCAAGCGACTCTGCGTAGTTTTGTTGAATCAATGTTCCTGGGTATGCCATCACAGGTTTACCATCTCGAAAGACGAGATTTTGTCTGCGGTGAATATCACCTAAAAATGTGAAGTCATAATTTGAGAAAAATTCTCGATTGAGACCTTCTTCAACTTTCCAATCTGTCTCAGTCAGACACTCTCTGACTGAACCATGAAAACATGCAATGTTGACTTTGTCTTTAGCCGGAACAACATTTTTCCAACCTACTTCATCGAAAAGAGAAAAAACACAAAAAGTGAAGCCTGGCGTGAACTCATAGAGACCGCTCTTCTTGTAAAGATGAACCCTTGGATTATTGATAGCATCAACGACAGGAGAGACTGCATCCTGTCGGGACATATTGACAAGGTTTCCATCGTGGTTTCCTAACATCATGTGAACTTCAGCAACCTCAGCCATTGAGTTCAGCCACCATGTCATTAGGTCGATGTACTCAGGAGAGATGCCTGTGGTTTTTGTGTGAAAAATATCACCACCAATGAAAATGTGATCGACTGCCTGTCGCCGACAGTCATCTATCATCAGTTGAAATGTTTTTCGAAATTCATCGTGACGACTCAGCGATCGAATGTGGAT